GAGCCTACATTACCTGATGCTGAAATATTAGCTTCTGCTACTACAGTTTCATCACCTAAAGATGATGTTGCTCCCAGTCCCGTGACGTTAACTAAACCTTTAGCGATTACAGTTTCATCACCTAAAGATGATGTACCAGCATTGCCAGTAACAGAAGTTACAGATGTAGCAACTACGACAACAGAACCTAATCCAGATGTGCCTGCAAATCCTGTTTGTGTTATATTTGCATCACAGATGACTGTTTCAGAACCTAATCCAGATGTGCCTGCAATACCTGTGACACTAACAGTAACATTTATTACAGCAGGCTGACCCCAAGGACCAGTGCCCCACGTGGAACGACCCCAACCAACCGACATTTATTTTAAGCTATTCTTATAATAGCGTTTGATGCATCTGCTGTTGGAAATTGTATTGTAAAATCTCCATTTGTTGAAGTTTTGTCTCCACCAAATGCCAACACTGCTACAGCAGGGTCGCCTGAAGCACTATCATTAAATATTAATGCACCATTTGCAGTTATTGTTGCAGAACTAAAAGTTAAATCTGCAAAATCTGTTAAAGCAGTTGTACCTGATGTTGTAGGTGTTACATTTGTTAATGCTCCACCTTTTGCAGTATAACCAGTTCCACTAACCTCATTACTTGTTGTATATGCAGTTGTGCTTGCATCTAGTGACGCAGAACTTGTATATAAAGCAAGATTAAATGTATTACCACTCGAATTAGTAAAATTGTGTGTAGCTGTCATTAATTCTTTTTTGAATGAAGTACACATCGCTTGTGTTATTGCCATTACAGCCTCCTTATAATATTAGCCATATCTTTATGACCTTGTTTATCTAATAAACCTGCTATTGTGGCTCTATCGCTCATAATAGCTTGTTTTAAATATAATAAAACGACTTGTGTCATATTATCTTTAAATGCTTGTGCCTGTGCTTTAACTTCAGGTGTAGCATTATCGCTAATACTAATTAGTCTTTCCATTATTCTTTCTGTCCAATATTCTGGACTTAAACCTTTGTTTTGGGTTGTCTGTACATTTACATCCCCCATAGTTGTTTTTACATCTACACTAAACATTCATCGCTCCTGGATTAATTTTCGGTTGGTCATTTCTAGCTTCATCCCTTACATTTTTATACTCACCTAGAACCTTCAAAGTTGCTAGAGCCTCTTGAAATTTACTTTCGTATAGGGCTATAGTTTGTGGGTCAGATTTCATAAATACAGCTCCCTCTACTAAACTACCAAATAATATTGCATTAGGTGCATTTTCAGATAACCAACTTTGTCCGCTATCTCCTAGGGTTGTTAAAGAATTAGGTCTATAATAATAATGTAGTTCAACATTGTAATTAGTATTAGGTGTAGGGGCAACTATAAAGGTATTGTCATCGAATTGTGCATAGTAAAGGGGTTTGCCAGTCGTGGCTTGTTGTGGTGTGTAATCTCTAATATATGAGACTTGTTTTAATAATAAATAAGAATATATATTACTGCTATCTATTAATGCTAAACTAAAAGTAGATAGATAATCTGTTGGTGTCGATAAATAAGTATTGTCTTGTGTTAAATTACCTGTTACATTTTTACGAAATACAGGTAATTGTACATTTTTAAGTATTCTTTCTTCAGTGGTTTGTATAAAATTATTTAAATTATTAGTGAAAGTAGTTTCATTATTATCTAAATAATCTTGTATTGCTGTTTTTAATGTGCTATATGTAAATCCTGCCATTATGTTATACTCACTGTTATACTGCCTAAACTTGTGACAGCTCTTATGCCCTCTAGTTTACTACCAATAGGGTCACTTTGAAAAGTCATTCCAGCAGCAGCTTGGTTTGTAGTTTTAACTAAACCTAGTTGCGTTTGAGGTAAGTCTACCTCTGGTCTTGGTTGATGTAAGGCTTCAGCATCAGCAGTAAGCGGTGGTGGGTCTAATTGTGGATGTTTTGGTTCATAACACTCTCGGCACACTTTAGAATTATCATAAGTCATCCTTGCATCTTTATATTTATAACGAAAACCACATACGTCACAAATAAAATATGCGAATTTTCCAGAAGCGTAAGACATCAGATATATTGCCTTTTAGGAACTATTTTAAGTGGTGACCTATCTTCATCGTATTTGATAGCGTTTAATAAATCTTGTTCATACTGTTGTTTCAATATAGGTAGCTTTTGTGTATTCTTTTTTAAACATAAGTAATAAGCCAAGCCAGAGGTTAAACAAGGTAAAAATCTATTAGGCACATCTATATCTTGGTCTGAAGCATTTATATCTTCTATAGTTCTCCATACATAGTAAACCAGTTTGTCAGTTGAGTTCTCTGGTGTTGGATAAAGATGTATTTTTGGTGTAGTTAATCTTTCTAACCAATATTGTGTTGGTCTTGCCTCTGTTAGTTTATTAGGTATACCAACATATTCGTTTCTGTCCATCCTACTTAGACTATGGTCTGTAATAACATTATTTACAGTTCTTTCTATATACGCATCTAAAATATCTATATCAAAAGAATTTATATTATATTCATTTGTGCTTTTAGTAAGCGTAAGCTCAACTTTAGCAACTTCCCACATTTGTATGCCTCTGTTATTCCAGTCAGCAAACATAATATTTAAAGAGCGTCTTGCAGTTACTGCATCATAAGACGTACGAGCTTCCAAACCTGCAAGTTCGTACGCCTCTTCGATTGCGTTAGCTACATTAACTGAAAAAGCTCTTGTACCTGATGTAGCCATATTAATTATAATAAGCTACAAAAAAGTCACAATTAGCCAATACAACGTATGCACCAGTTCCAAACTTTACACCATCATTAGGTATGTAGTGGTCGAAACTTTCGTTAGCTGCTGAACCGAACTTAAAATGTATTAATAGTTTAGTGTCTGTTGCACTTGTACCATCATATATTTTAATTTCACCGTCTGCAGCACTTGCCTGTGCTTGTATCGATTGGATTCTAATAGGTCCTAGGTTAGTTGCAGTGCCTGCATCTGCACCTATAAAACCTTGAAGCTGTCCAGTTGAAGTCAAAGCCTTAGACGCTTTTACATCTGATGAACTCATAGTGACCTCCTATTATGCGTCAGCAAATGGTGTAACTATAGTACCTGAGCCTAAAATTATTCCTTCTACTGCATATTTTGCAGATGCTATAGCAGTTACTTTTACAATACTACCTGCAAGACCACCTTTAGTAGAACCATTCATAGTAATAACATCATTAGATGCACCAGATATAAATGTTTTTCCTGTAGCGTCATCTTTACCAGTGTAAAGCCCACCGACAAACTTATCAGTTCCGTCTGTTAAAATATCCATATCTGTTGCTGCAGTTTCTACTACAAAGAAGAAAGATGCACCTAAATTATTTAATTGATTTGGGTCGCTATTATCTCCAGGGTCAGTAGTAACAATACTTGGTAAAGTAAATTTACCATCAGCGTCATTACATGTTAATATTTTACCTGAGTGTGACTCAACTGATAAAGTAGTATCTGCTGTTAAACTAACAACTACTGCATTACCTGCTGATATAAATCCCGCTAAAGATTTTACGGGACCTGAAAATGTACTCTTTGCCATATTAAGTTCTCCTTAATAAATCTATCGTCTTGGCTTGTCTGCTAGGTCAGTCGATAGATTGTTTATATTACCTAGAATCTTGTCATTCTATATTATTCGAAACAAAAAAGAAAGGGGACCGAAGTCCCCTTAAAAAACAAGTTAGCTTGTTTACGCTCCAGGAGAGCCAAAAATACCTCTCCAATCACTAAAACCAAAACTATAACGTTCTCTAGCTTTATATCTAACATTACCTGTTTCGAAATCACCTTCCATGCTTGTTTGCACTGGTGTTCTAACAAAATGCTTCAATCCGTTAGGAACATCTGTTTTGATAAAGAATGCGTCTGTATCAGTAAGATAGTTGTTAACAACGTAACCTTGTGGGACCATACCCATATTTCTGATTGCGTTAATATCATTATCTGATGTCTGCACACGTCCAGGAGACTCCATAAGTCTATCAGCAACAAATTGTAATGCTGGTGGAATTATGAGTTTAGTTGCTTGTGCGTTGATTTTTAAACCTCTTTCATCTTTGAAATCAGCGATATCTATCAATGATTGCTCTAATGAAGTTTCGTTTAAGTCCGCTGCTGTTGACAATTCATTTCTTAAATCAATGTTGCCTACAGTAGGGTGGTCTGTCGCACACAACTCTTTTCCATCTCCTCCTACAAAGGATGAATTAAAAGCGTTGTTTAAAACATTAGCTGCTTTAACTTGCTTTGTTGTATTCATCGACCTTGCTAAAGCTCTTGTATATCTTGAAGAAAGTGTATCGTAGAGATTATCTTCGATAGCTTCTTCTGTTAATGCAAAAGCCAAGGCTATGGTTTCGTGTGTATATCTTGATGTAAACGATTCCTGTGCAGTATCATAAACAACAGCTGCTCCTTCACCTTTAATAGGTGCTTCGCCAAAACCAGAAAGCATAACTTCTTCTTCAAAAGCTCTTTCAGAACTTTCTGTGTCGAAGATTTCTTCATGTTGGTTTTCGTAGCTGTCGTATTCTAATCCAAAGAGAGCATGTAAGCCAGGAACAAGTTCTTTTACAAGTTGTGCTCTGTTAATTGCCATTATCTACTCCTATACTATACTGCGAAAGTGTTTGTTGGGAACGTGAAATACGCTCTAGCATTAGCACCTATTTCATTACTAGGATTTAATGCAAAGCCTACACACAAAGCTACACCACTAGATGTTGTAGCTGTAACTCCTTCTTTTGACCTGCCAGTAACAGTGCTACCTGCAGTTGTTGAAAGAGTGTACTTATCGCCGATGAAACTTACTGCAGGTGTTCCTGCTGTAAATTGTGCTTCATATACAATTCCAGGGTCATTGTATACTAATGCAATAGCGTCATCAGTTCCTTGTGTTGCGGTTCCGCCTGTCCACACTTTAGAAAACGTAGGTGTACCATCAGTTGCTGTGAAAAATACCCCGTAAAATACGCCTATAGGTGTACCAGTCGCCGTGCCTTGAATTACGTAACCACTAGATAGATTAACAACGTCTCCACTAAATATCGAAGTCGAAGTTCCACTAGCAATCCTCATTCTTGCAGGACGAATAATACCACCATACATATGATACGCAGGGGTAAATCCGTCAGGGGCGTTTGTATTAGCCATTTTTTACTCCTATGTTTATATAGTTATTAATATTAATCGTCGAAATTATTCGTTAGAATTATTCCTACTACCAAATTCAACCTTAGAAGTCCTTTTAATATCACTTTTATTTAAAGGCATTCTAGGGTCACTTTCTCGCATAAGATTCTGGTCAACACCGTCGATTGCAGTCTTTGCCTGCTGCGTAAAATAATCATTTCTTGATTTTGCGGTTTCCTCAGGTACTTTTGCGAGTATTAGTCCTCCAACACCAATTACTCCTTTATTTCTTCCGTGGTCAATACTTGGGGCTTCAAAGTCAGGGTAATCCTCTGCTCTCACAGGCTCATAACCTTCTCTAATACGTTTAGACATATTAGATTTATCATCGTTACCTCTAGTTGCTTCACGAATCCACCTGAATTTATATCCAGGAGGTGGGGTGGGTGCATCCAACATGGATGGGGGTGTCCAAGGTTTACTGCGAGTTTGAGAGTCTCGTGTCTCTGCAGACCTAGAGTTTCTGTCTGTTACGACTTCTGTATTGTTTATATCATCTGTCATTTTATACTCCTTCGATATGCTTTGCATATTCTTTTAGTGGAACGCCTAATCTTTTAGCAATAGCTACTTGACTTGGCGTTAATTTTACTTTGCGTGCTCCTTTCTTACCAGCAACTCCAGGAGTTGAGGCAGCAACCTGTTGCACGGGGGCTTGTTGCTCTTGCGAAAACTTTGTAGGAAAATTTGATTTCATCCTATTATCTACTTCTTTATAGTAATCTTCGGAAGTCGGGTCGTACCCTTCCTCCTCGACTAATTGTCTATGAATACCAAAAGCTGCAAAAGTCATTACTGTGTCTGTACCAAACCAACTATTATCTTTTGCCCACTCCTCTGCTCTTGGGTCAGGGGTTTGTGGTGCATCAGTCTTTAATTGGACTGGTTCTTGCTCTACAATCTGTTCTTCTTTTTTATCTCTAATTGCTTGCTGTGCTTGTAACCTTTTTAAGTTTTCTGCTTCAGCACTAGCACGAGATAATTTTTCTGTAGCATTAGCAAGGGCTTCTGCATCTCCTGCATCCTGAGCTTCTTTCAAATGAATTTTAGCTCTTTCAATATCAGATTGTACTCTACTATCGTACTCTTTGAAAAGGGAAGTATCTGAATTTTTTAATTTTTCTTTTAATTCAGTATTATTAGAGTTTATAGATTTTGCATAATTTAATGCTTCATCTCTTTGGCGTTCAGCCTCTCTCATCTTATAAGTTAGTTTATCAATACGTTTTTTAACGCTTTCACTAACTTCATCTAATTCGTTTTTATGTTCTAATTCAGTAGTTTGAACTTCTTCAACTACAGTTTCTTGTTTTTCTGTAGTTTCTTGTTCATCTTCTGGCAAAACTAATTCTATATTTTCTGCTTGATTATTATCTTGCATAATTTCTCCTGTTAATTATGATATTATTGCTTCTGGGTCTTCAACTACTGCAAGTATTTCATCATCATTCAAAAGTCGCATATCGCCCCCTTCTATTTGAAAACGAGCACCTGCATATCTGCCAAAGATGACCCAATCACCTTTTTTACACCATGCACCTTCGGGAAACTTTATAGTATCCGCGTAGGCATCAGGTCCAAGTGCAACAACGTGACCTACTACAGTAGACAAACGTTCTTTATCGATTGTTTGTTTTGCTATATGTATACCACCTTTAGTTACGCTTTTTTGTGCAAAAGGTAAAATTAAGATACGATACCCCGTAGGACGTGGTAACTTATCTGCATGAGATTCGTAGTTTTCTGGAGTAATTTCGTTTTCAGATATTTCTTCTTTTAACTTATCACTACCAAA